ACGTTATCTTCAAACATAGCATCGTCAGGTGAACTGCACATTATAACAATGTCTAATCACCCAGTTAACTCTGGTAGTTACTCTAGTATATTTTGCACGTCTTCTGGTGCTGTAAGATTTTGGCTTGGTTACGTTGATAACGCAACGATTAACGCGTCGATCAGGGTGAGACCAAGTTCATCTTATACTTACCCTCAAACAGCTGGTTCGCTCGTAGGAGACTGCTTTTTTGAGTTATTTAGAAATAGTTCAAACCTGCTTAAAACAACGTTTAATAACTCACAAACTTCTAGTGCAACCATAACAGATAGTGTAGCAACAATTTCTTTGTTTAGCACAGGCAGTAATGCAGATACGATGAAATTAAGTACAGTGTTGTTCTTCAATGCAAACGTAACAACAACGGAAAGAGCGGATTTGGTTTCTTTTTATAACAGTAAATTTAATAAATCTATTTAAAATGGCGAGTAATCAAAAAAAAACTATATTTGTAAAAAAAGACACAAAAAAAAGACCTGGACAACATTCAAAGAAAAAATCATCAAAAATAAAGTCTTCTAAATTGTATAAAAAACAATATAGAGGACAAGGTAAGTAGCAAACAATTAAAATTAAATAAAATGAGAAAAATCGAAAGAAAAATTAATGATCAAGAATTAGCAAACATTAAATCTTTAACAGAAGAAATAAATAACTGTAAAGTTGGTATCACTGACTTTGAAGTAAGAAAATACGCGCTAGTAAATAGGTTGATTAACGCTGAAAATAATTTTTACAACTTACAGCAAGAATTAGTTGAAAAATATGGAAAAGTAAGCATTAACATCACTGATGGTTCAATTAAAGAAGTAGAAGAAAATGCCACTAATCCGTAAAATAACAATAGGTAGAGAATATAAAGAAAATTCGATGCACTTTTCCGTGGGCCAAGAGGTCTACGGGAAGCATCGCATTGTTGACATACAAGAAACAGATGATTTGTTTATTCTTTATATTCAAGATCAAAATTCTAACATTAAACAATGGAAGGATTTTAATAAAAACATGGCTATATCAGTTGAGTATAATTTAGAGTATTAATGAAAAGTGTTTTTAATTTTTTAATAAAACCAGTTAAATCTAGATATAATAACGAGATAGATGTTGATGGTAAAAAATTAATAGTTAACACCGAGATATTTAATCACCAGTACATTAGCAGAGAAGCTGAAGTAATTAGCATACCACTTGCGTTTGAAACACCTATTAAAGTAGGTGACAAAGTAATTGTTCATCATAATATTTTTAGAAGATGGCATGATATGAGAGGTGTTGAAAGAAATAGCTCGAATTACATAAAAGAAGATCTATATTCTTGCGATATAGAACAAATCTATGCTTACAAACCATCTATAAGTAAAAACACAAAAGAAACGTGGAAAGCTTTAGATGGTTATTGCTTTGTGCAACCTATAAAAAATAAAGACATGTTCGCTAACAAGTCTGAAAACGAACTTGTTGGTATATTAATTTACATAAGTGAAGATGCTAAAAAATTAGGTTTAAACATTGGTGACTTGGTTGGTATAACAAAAAGTAGTCAATATGAGTTTCATATAGACGGTAAGTTATTATATAGAGTTAGTAATCAACACATTTTAATTAAATATGAATACAAAGGAGACGAGGAAGAGTATAATCCAAGCTGGGCACGTAGCAGTTCTTGAGTTAATAAAAGTAGCTGAAGAATCTATTGTCACTGGTGGTGAAGATGATGTGTCTGCTGATAAATTAAAAAACGCCGCAGCAACAAAAAAGCTTGCGATATTTGATGCTTTTGAAATACTTCAAAGAATAGAAGAAGAGGATCAAAAAATAAACGGCGAAGTAAAAGAAACTGAGGTAGTTAAAGAAGAAAGCTTTATGGGTTTTGCTGAAAAAAAATCTAAAAAATAATGAGTTACCAACAGAACTTATATAGTATCATTGAACCAATTCCAATTAACAGGTTAACTAGATTAAATAGATCTAAAAGTTGGAAATATGGTTATAATGAAGATGACGATATTGTTGTTATAAGTAAGACCGGTCAAATAGGTGAGATATACGAAATATCTGGTTTAAAAATAGCCTTGCCAAAAGTGCCAGGTGATGATAAGATATATAAAAGATCTAATAAAACCGAGGATCAATATTGGGAAAGAATAGATACCATAAAAGATCTAGATAAAATAAAAACAATATTTGACTGGAAAGATTATCCTTTAGATTTTAAAAATAAATACATAGGATACATCGAAAAAGAATTTGAGTATAGAGAAGAAGGTTTTTGGTTTAAAAACAACGGCATAAACACATACATAACTGGCTCACACTATATGTACTTGCAGTGGAGTAAGATAGACGTTGGTTATGCTGATTTCAGAGAAGCAAACAGGCTGTTTTTTATTTTTTGGGAAGCATGCAAAGCAGATGAAAGATGTTATGGTATGTGTTATTTGAAAAATAGACGATCTGGTTTTTCTTTTATGGCTTCTTCTGAGACAGTAAACTTAGCCACAATATCAAGTGATAAAAGATTTGGTATACTTTCTAAAACTGGACCAGATGCAAAAAAACTATTTACCGACAAGGTTGTACCTATGTCAACAAATTATCCTTTCTTCTTCAAGCCTATACAAGATGGTATGGATAGACCAAAAACTGAAATTTCGTATAGAGTACCTGCATCTAAATTAACTAGAAAGAAAATAGAGTCTAAGAGTGAAGATCAAGATTTAGAAGGTCTTGATACTAGTATAGACTGGAGAAATACAGCTGATAACTCTTATGATGGTGAAAAATTATATCTATTAGTACACGATGAATCTGGTAAATGGGAAAGACCAGAAAACATATTAAACAATTGGCGTGTAACAAAAACATGTTTAAGACTTGGTAGCAGGATTGTTGGTAAGTGTATGATGGGTTCTACTTCAAACGCGTTAGACAAAGGAGGGCAAAATTTTAAAGATTTGTTTAATGACTCTAACACTAACAAAAGGAATAACAACGGTCAGACTAAAAGTGGTTTATACAATCTGTTTATACCAATGGAGTGGAACTACGAAGGTTTTATTGATATATATGGTATGCCAGTATTTGAAACACCAGATAAACCAGCAAAAGCAGCTGATGGGAGTTTAATAAAAATTGGTGTTATTGAGTATTGGGAAAATGAAGCAAATGCTTTAAAACATGATCAAGATGCTTTAAATGAATTTTATAGACAATTTCCTAGAACAGAAGAACATGCTTTTAGAGATGAGACTAAACAAAGTTTATTTAACCTTTCTAGGATATACGATCAAATAGACTTTAATGGAGAAGTTTATAAAAGTAATTTAATAACTAGAGGTAATTTTCAATGGGAAAACGGCGTTATAGATACAAGGGTTATATTTATACCAGACTCTAACGGTAGGTTTTATTTATCTTGGATCCCACATAAAGATTTACAAAACCAAGTGATTATCAAGAATGGAATTAAATATCCAGGTAATGAACATGTTGGTGCTTTTGGATGTGACCCTTATGATATATCTGGAACCGTAGATGGAAAAGGATCAAAAGGTTCACTACATGGTTTAACAAAGTTTTCAATGGAAAACGCGCCTCCAAATTCGTTTTTCTTAGAATATATAGCTAGACCACAGACGGCTGAAATATTTTTTGAAGATGTTTTAATGGCGACGGTTTTTTATGGTATGCCATTGTTAGCTGAAAATAACAGACCAAGACTACTGTATCATTTTAAAAATAGAGGATACAGAGGTTTCTCAATGAATAGGCCTGACAAACCTTGGAACAAGCTATCTGCTACAGAAAAAGAAATTGGTGGTATACCTAACTCAAGCGATGACATAAAGCAAGCTCACGCAGCTGCTATAGAAACATACATAGATAAACATGTTGGCTTAGTGTCTGAAGGCAACTATGGTTCTATGTATTTTAACAATACTTTAAATGATTGGGCTAAATTTAATATAAACAATAGAACAAAGCATGATGCTTCTATTAGTTCTGGTTTAGCTATAATGGCTTGTAATAGAAATCTTTACAAAGTGAATCAAAAAAGAGATGTAAAGGTATTAGATTTTGGTTTTAAGAAATACGACAATAGTGGAACTGTTTCAAAGTTGAAACAATAATTTAAATAAGAACAAAGATGGAGATGACACCTTCTAAAGGTATTTTTCCAAGTCACGCAGTGCTTGATGAAGAAAAATCTAGTTTTAGTTATGGAATGCAAGTTGCAAAAGCCATAGAATCAGAGTGGTTTAGAAAAGACAACGGTAGCGACAAATATCAGTCAGCTAAAGAAAACTACCATAGACTTAGGTTGTATGCAAGAGCTGAGCAAAGCGTTCAAAAATATAAAGACGAACTATCTGTTAACGATGATCTGTCTTATTTAAACTTAGACTGGAAACCAGTTCCAATAATACCAAAGTTTGTAGACATAGTTGTTAACGGTATATCTGAAAGAGAATATGAATTAAAATGCTATAGTCAGGATCCAGATTCTATAAAAGATAAAACAGACTATGTCAATAGCCTTTTAAGGGACATGAATAATAAACAGTTGTTTCAAAAAATAAATGCTACAACTGGTATAAACATGTTTAACAACGATCCATCTTCTATACCTCAAAACGTTGAAGAACTATCTGTTAAGATGCAGCTTGAATATAAGCCTTCTATAGAGATAGCACAAGAAGAAGCATTAAATAATGTTTTTGATCTTAATAAGTTTCCACTAGTAAAGAAAAGATGTGATTACGATTTAGTTGTAATAGGAATAGCGTGTACTAGAAGTAAGTTCAACCCATCTGACGGTATTAAAATTGATTATGTTGATCCAGCAGATATTGTTTACTCGTACAGCGATTCTCCTTATTTTGATGATCTATATTATGTTGGTGAGGTTAGAAGAATGACTATACCTGAATTAAAAAAGTTTTTCCCTAGATTAACCAACGAAGAGGTTAAAGAAATAGAAAACATGACCTATGATAGTTCTGTTTATAGATCTCAAAAATATACAGCTACTCAACAAGATAACTTTGTTGACGTTTTATTCTTTGAATACAAAACGTACAATAATCAAGTTTATAAGATAAAGCAGACTTCTACTGGCGCTCAGAAAGCAATACAAAAAACTGATGAGTTTAATCCACCCAAAGATGATAGATCACAGTTTGAAAAAGTAAATAGATCGATAGAGGTTCTTTATGAAGGTGCTAAAATAATTGGTTTAGAAAAACTACTTGATTGGAGGTTAAGTGAAAACATGACTAGACCTAAGTCTGATATTACTAAAGTAAACATGAGTTATGCTATAGTAGCGCCAAGACTATATCAAGGTAGACCAGAATCTCTAGTTTCTAGAATGGTTACGTTTGCCGACATGATTCAATTGACACACTTAAAAATACAACAAGTAATGTCAAGATTGGTTCCAGATGGTGTTTATCTTGATGCTGATGGACTAGTAGAGATAGATTTAGGTAATGGAACAAATTACAATCCTCAGGAAGCATTAAACATGTATTTCCAAACTGGTAGTGTTATTGGTAGATCAATGACAATGGATGGCGAGATCAACCAAGGCGCTTTACCAATAAAAGAACTACAGACTGGATCTGGTGGATCTAAAATACAAAGTTTAATAACTATGTATAATCATTATTTACAAATGATTAGAGACACAACTGGTTTAAACGAAGCTAGAGACGGTAGTATGCCTGATTCTAACTCGTTGGTTGGTTTACAAAAATTAGCAGCAGCTAATTCTAATACAGCTACTAGACATATTTTAGAAGGTAGTTTGTATTTAACTCTAAGAACAGCAGAGATCACGTCTCTTAGATTATCTGACGCTATAGAGTACTCTAGTATAAGAAACTCATTTATAAACTCTCTAGGTAAGTTTAATGTTGCCACGTTAGATGAATTACATAGTCTTCATTTACATGACTTTGGTATATATATTAATTTAGCTCCAGATGAAGAAGAAAAACAAAGGTTAGAAAATAATATACAAATAGCTTTAAATAGAGATCAAATTACTCTAGACGATGTTATTGATATTAGAGAAGTTAAAAACTTAAAATTAGCTAATCAATTACTAAAAATACGTAGAAGAAAAAAGTTTGAACAAGATAGACAAGTTCAAATTCAAAACATACAAGTTCAAACAGAGTCAAACTCTAAAGCAGCTCAAATTAGTGCTGAGTTAGAAGTGCAGAAAGAACAAGTGCTAGCTAACACTAAGTCACAATTAATACAGCTGCAAAACCAAGGTGATATTCAAAAATTAGAAAGAGAAGCTCAGTTGAAAAAAGATTTGATGCTTTTTGAGTTTCAATTAAACAGTCAACTTAAACAGATGGATTTACAAGTGATTAAAGGAAAAGAAGAGTACAAGGAAGATAGAAAAGACAAACGCACTAAAATACAAGCAACACAACAAAGCGAGCTTATAGATCAAAGAAAAAACAATAAACCACCAAAAAACTTTGAATCAATTAACAATGATATGTTAACGGGTGGTTTTAGTATATAACATTATTGAACTTTTATATTTTATTTTATTATGGAAAACAACGAATTAGAACAAGAAAATCAATTAGAACAAATTGATAATAAAGAAGTTACCAGTGAACCATCAGTAACTAAAACAAATGATGGTTATAAATTAGATTTTTCAAAACAATCAAAAACTATAGAAAATGAAGAGCAAAGCATGCAAAATGGCGGCGAAGAACAGCAAGTCCAAGCCGAAGTCAAAGGGAACAATGACTCCAAAGAAGAAAAAATATTAGAAGAAATTGTAGATGATGAATCTGCAAAAGAAAAACAAACACAGGTTGATACTATTATTGAAAAAAAGATAGAGGAAGAATCTGTTAAAAAAGAAATTGAATTACCTGAAAACATTCAAAAAGTCGTTGACTTTATGAAAGAAACAGGTGGTTCATTAGAGGATTATGTTAGATTAAATGCTGACTATTCCAACGTAAACGAGGAATCTCTTTTGCGTGAATATTATAAACAAACAAAGTCTCACTTATCTGAAGAAGAAGTAAATTTTTTCATTGAAGATAATTTTTCTTATGACGAAGAGTTAGACGATGAAAGAGATGTGCGCAGAAAGAAATTAGCTTATAAAGAAGCTGTTACTGAAGCTAAAAAGTTTCTTAACACGATGAAGGAGAAATACTACGATGAAGTCAAGTTGACATCACGTTTAACTCCAGAACAAAAAGAAGCTGTTGAGTTTTATAACACTTATAAAAAGCAATTAGAATCTGGGCAAGAACTATCATCTCGGCAAAAGGAACATTTTGAAAAAGTAACAAATGAGTTTTTCGGTAATGAGTTCAAAGGTTTTGAATTTAAAGTTGGTGATAAAACTTACCGTTACAATGTTAAAGATGTTAATACTGTTAAGCAATCACAAAGTGATCTTTTAAATGTATTCGGTGGATACATTAAAGATAATGTTTTGTCAGACGCAAAAGGTTATCATAAAGCTTTGTTTGCTGCTAGTAATCCAGATGCTTTAGCCGCTCACTTTTACGAACAAGGTAAAGCTGATGCTATTAGGGAAGCAACTATGCAGGCCAAAAATATAAATATTGATGGACGAAAAACTGACCCTGGTATTATCAACACTGGTAATGTTAAAGTAAAGGTTGTAGATGGTGAAAGTAGTTCAAAGCTTAAAATTAAACTTAAAAATTACTAAACATTTATAAAAAATGGCAACAAAAATTGTAGATTTATCTACCCCTGCTGAGATTCTTAGTCCAGCAACGTCTAAAGTTACTCTAGCTAGTAACTATGTTAATTTCACTGCATCTGGTTTTGAGCAATGGGCTCAACAATATTTACCAGAGCTTTACGAAGCAGAAGTTGAACGATATGGTAATCGATCATTATCATCTTTCTTGCGTCTTGTTGGTGCTGAAATGCCTATGAGCTCTGATCAAGTTATTTGGTCAGAACAAGGTCGTTTGCACATTAAGCTTGATGCTACTGTGAACGATGGTAGTGCTAATACTTTTACCCTAACTGCTGGTCACTCTCTACGAGTTGGTCAAACAGTTGCTATTAGTTTCACTGATGCCAGCTCTCCTGCTGCTTATACTGGAACTAAGGTTGGTAAAGGTTATGTTAGCGTCGTTGGTGCTACATCTGCTACTATCCTTCCTTACGAGTATGCTTCTTGGGATGCATTTGTAACCGTTGGTATCACACCAGCTATTACGGCTGATGGAGACAGTGTTACTATGTTCGTTTACGGTTCTGAATTTGGAAAAGGAACAAACGGTATGGCTGAATCAATTCAACCAGAGTTTGAATCTTTTTCTAATAAACCAATTATCATTAAAGATAAGTTCGAAGTATCTGGTTCTGACGCCGCGCAAATTGGTTGGATTGAGGTTTCAGGTGAAGCTGGTCAATCTGGTTACATGTGGTATATGAAGGCAGAAGGTGATACTAGGACTCGTTTCGAAGATTATCTTGAAATGTCTGTTGTTGAAGCAGTTAAGAAAGATACAGGTGCCGCTGCTACAGTTGATGGTACAGAAGGTTTGTTTGCAGCTATTGAAAGCAGAGGTATTGTATCTGAAGGCTTTGGTGCTGCAAATGCTAATAGTCCAACTGCTGCTGAGTTCCAAGCATCTTTAGATAACATCTGTATCGAGCTTGATAAGCAAGGTGCTATTGAAGAAAACATGCTTTTCTTGAACCGCGCTGCTTCTCTTGCTATTGATACTGGTCTTGCTTTGCTAAATGGTGGTTATGATAAGGGTACTTCTTACGGTGTTTTCCAAAACAGCGAAGATATGGCTCTTAACCTAGGCTTCTCTGGTTTCCGTAGAGGTTCTTACGATTTCTACAAAACAGATTGGAAATACTTGAATGATCAAACCACTCGAGGAGCGATCGGCGGTATTGAGGGTGTTTTAGTTCCAGCTGGTACAACTTCTGTGTACGATCAAATGATGGGTAAAAATATCCGTCGTCCATTCTTACACGTTCGTTACCGAGCTTCTGAAATGGATAACCGTAGAATGAAGTCTTGGGTTGTTGGATCTGTTGGAGCAAGCAATAGCGACCTAGATGCTATGGAAGTGCATTACTTGTCAGAGCGATGCCTTGTTACTCAAGCAGCTAACAACTTCATCTTGTTCAACGACACAGATGCATAGTCTTTGTTAGATTAGTTTTTAAAATAACTTGGGGTCATTAATTTGGCCCCAAGTTTATATTCTTAATTTTAAATTTTATATTATCATGTCAACATCTTTAGAAAAAAATTGGGTAGTTAAAGATAGGTTTTACTATCTAGTAGGAAATAAAAAACCAGTGGTTTATATGTTAAAAACAAAAAACATATACTGGTTTGACGAAGAAAAAGGATACGAGAGAGAGATTAAATACACAAAAAATCAAAGAACATTATTTGTAGATGAATTTACTGGTAATGGCGTTTTAGATCATGTGGCGTTTAGAGACGGTGTTCTTTTTGTGCCAAAAAACAAAGTAACATTACAAAAACTATTATCAATATATCATCCTAGTAAAAACAAGGTTTATGTTGAGCAAGACAACGTTAAAGAAGCAGAAAATGATTTGTCATACTTAGAAATGGAAATCGATGCTTTAAACGCTGCGAAAATGATGGACATCGATCAAGCAGAGGCTATTTTAAGAGTTGAGATTGGATCAGCGGTAAGTAAAATGACATCAAAAGAAATTAAACGAGATGTTTTACTTATGGCTAGAAATAACCCAGAAACCTTCTTACAGCTAGCTAACGATGAAAACGTTGCAATTAGAAATATAGGTATTAAAGCCGTAGAGCAGGGTATCATAAAGTTAGCTGAAGATCAAAGAACGTTTAAGTGGGCAACAAATGGTAGAAAGTTGATGACAGTTCCATTTGATGAGAATCCATACTCAGCACTCGCTGCTTGGTTCAAAACAGATGAAGGAGTAGAAGTATTTCAATCTATAGAAAAACGACTAAAAGAGTAGTAAATTATTAATCATATCTTGATAGCGCCTCTCCTGGGGTGCTATCTTGATATAAAACATAAAAAAATGGAACCAGAAAAAACATTTAAGTCTATTGACTCATACACAGGTGAAGAAAAAACTTGGGCTTCTTATGATGAATATATAGCTTCGTTTAAGAATAATAATTTCAGTAAGTTAGCTAGATCTGCGAACATGGAATTAATTAAGCATGAACCCACTGTTTCTGTTCCAACTACTTTTAATAGCGAATCATACGAAAAAAGTTTAAAATCAAGTTCTTATCAAGCTGGAGAAGGTAAGGAATCAACTAAAATGGCTGGAACAATAACCAGCAAATCTTTAGATGAAGTAATAAAAGAAAAACAAAGTGGTATTACTGGTAATGTATTTTTTGACGCTGGTTTTGCTTTAGGTCAATTAAGAAATCAAAAAGTACAAAATCTATCAAAAGAATATGGTAGTTTTCAAAATTACAAAGCATCTAAAAAACAAAAAAGAGATGAAGCGGTTATGAGAGGTATTGGAAAAGTTCAAACCGCTTTCAATATCGGTGAATACGGTAAATACACAAAAACTAAAAACAAGTTAGAAAAAAGGCAAAGTAAAAATCCGGCCTTAAATAAAATGCAACCTATAAGCAATGTTTTTTTACCACAAACCTCGACTAACTCACTACCAAAAAGGTATAATTAATAAACTATGGCAGTAAATGTAAACTCTGTTTATACTAAAGTTTTAGCTATATTAAACAAAGAACAAAGAGGTATAATGACGCCGTCTGAGTTCAATAGAATAGCACCAATAGTAGAATTAAGTATTGTAGATAAAACTTTTTATGAATTAAATAAAGCTTTAAACTACAAAGCAAGAGGAGCAGTAAGCCAAGGTGTGGCTGACACTACTAGTAAAATACAAGAAAAAATTGACTCTTTGTTCAATGAATCAAGTATTACGTTTACTTCTGGAGCAGCTACTTTACCTGAAAACGTTTACAAAATCATAAATGTATTAAGCAGCGATAGGTTAACAACATACGAAGAAATAAAAAGACACGAAATAAGTTATTTACTATCTTCTCCTTTAACAGCACCAACATCAAAGTTTCCCTGCTATTATCAAGGTCCTGCTGGTTCAGATGTATATACATTACCAACACCTCAAAACGGTAGTTCAGTATTAGTAAATTACGTTAAGAAACCAAGTGGAGCGAGATGGGGTTATACTAAAAACTCACAATATGGTAATGATATATATGATCAAAACACGTTTGTAGCTAATGGATTAGTTTTGAATAACGATTTAACCAGTTCAATTTTACCAACATCGACATTTGGTGATGATGCCGACGCAGGAACAGTAACCGGTGTAATAGGTACAACGCCTGGATTTACAACAAGTGGTTCTGGTACTGGTGCATCTATCAATGTTACAACTACTGGATCCGCTGGTTCAGCCGTGGTTAGCTCTATAGTTGTTTTAAGTAGTGGAGATAATTTTCAACCTGGTGACACTATAACAATAGCTGCTAGTGCTTTACCAGGTAGTGGTACTGGTAATGTTGTGGTACAAGTTTCTAACTCTAGTTTATACAGATACTCCACACAAGGTTCAACTGATTTTGAGTTACACTTATCGGAAGAACCAACGTTAATAATGGGTATACTTGCTTACGCTGGTGTTGTAATAAGAGATCCAAATATAACTACATTAGCGTCAAACATAATTCAGTCTAACGAAGTAATAAAACAATAATAAATGGGTTTGTTAAAAGAAACAGCATCTCAGTATTACACTGGTATACAAGGATTTTTCGTTACATCAACTGGTCCTCAAACTATAACACTTACGTTTGATCCAGTACCAGAGGATAAATCTGATATTAGAGTATATGTTGATGGTGTAGAATTAAACACAGCTTTCTACTCTTATTCTAAGCCAACTGTATCTATTTCTTCTAGTGTAGCATCTGGTTCTAATATAGAGGTAAAAAGTATATTTCATAAAACTGGTAAATATCAATTTATATCTATAGAAGATATAGTTAACAATTTTATGATAGCATACGTTGGCAATGGTAAGATTATTGATGATGTGAAAAGATCTGATGTGCTTTTTCATTGCAAAAGAGGTATTCAAGAGTTTTCTTATGATATATCTAGAGTTGAGAAAATTCAAGAAATAGAATTAGGTCCAACTTTAACAATGCCAATGCCTCAAGATTATGTAAACTATGTTAGATTATCTTGGGTCGATGCAAATGGGTTTGAGCATATCATATATCCATTTAGACATACCTCTAAACCTAATATACCTATACTACAAGCAAATGATTACTCTTATTTATTTGACAACGAGGGTGATCTTCTTTTGGGTGATTCTATAACTGATACTAGATTCAGAGAGTCAGATTCTAATAACTTAGATGATAATAGAACAAACGCTTATTTTTTAGGTCAAAACTACGAAACTGAAAGACAAGCTTTTCTTGGTGGTAGATATGGTTTAAACCCTGAAACAGCTTTCGATACAGGTGTTTTTTTGATCAACGAAGCTGAAGGAAAAATATCATTCAGTAGTAATTTATCTGGTAAAATCATTACACTAAAGTATATTTCAGATGGACTTGGTAGTGATGATGAAATGAAAGTTCATAAATTTGCTGAAGAAGCAATTTACAAGCATATAGCTTTAAATGTAATTTCATCAAAACTAAATGCACCTGAATACTTAGTAAACAGATTTAAAAAAGAAAAAAGAGCAGCTGTACATAATGCAAAAATAAGATTATACAATCTTAAACAGCTAGAAATGACTCAAATAATGAGAAATAAGTCTAAACACATTAAACATTAATAATGGCTGAGATAAAAAATAATTTTTTAGGAGCTAAATTAAACAAAGATTTAGATAAAAGATTAGTACCTAAAAACGAGTATATTGATGCACAAAATGTTTCAATACAAGAGGCTGTTAGCAATGATGCTGGTTCAGCTACACCTTTGTTAGGTAGTATACTTAATTATAGCGAATCGCTTGGTTTTAATGAAAACACTGAAGTAATTGGATACTACGTTGATGAGCAAAAAAAAAGAGTTTATTGGTTTGTAACAGATGGTGAGCAATACTCTAAAGGTGGTACAATTACGAAACCAGATACACCTGTAATATCACTTCCTGTATCATAAATAAAATTATATGGCAGTACACAAGATAATTGCGCAAGATTTATCAGATGAAACCTCTGAACCAATAGTTATCGTAGAAGGTGATTTTTTAAACTTTTCAAAGAATCATTTGATAACAGGTGTTAATACTATAGAGGATTTATTGTTTTGGGTTGATAACTATAACCAGCCAAGAAAAATAAACACTGATGTAGCTATTCAAGATCCCACTTATTATGATAATGAAGATAAAATATCTGTAGCTAAAGTAGCTCCATATAAAGCTCCTTTTATATATGAGCATGAAAACCTGTCTTCAGTAAGTATTGCTAGAACAATAGGTAGGAAAGATGACGGTGGTTTAGGAGCCGATGTTCAATCTGATTACTTAAAAGATAAATTTGTAAGGTTTTCATATAGATACAAGTTCGAAGATAACGAGTATTCTTTAATGGCTCCGTTTAGTCAAATAGTTTTTGAACCGTTAAACAATGGCGCTATAGCTAGCGATAATGGAAATACAAACGCTGATCCTAATAGGTATGGTATTGAAAATATCATTGATACCACTAGGGTTGAAATAATGCAAAACATTATCAATAGGGTTAAACTTAGAATACCATTACCAGATGAAAACGATAGATTAACAGCACAATCAAATACGTTATCAACTGACTTTTTAACACCATCAAGTACAATAAGTATAAATGGTGCGAGTATACAACCAGGAACTTACATCGTAAAAGGTGGTGATTCAAGTGCTAAATCAGAAGGCATAACGCAATTCCACACAGATACTTTAGTAACAACGCCAGCTACTGGTCTTCAATTAAGAAGCGGTAAAATATCTGGTTCTTCTGGTGATAAAATAAATTTTGTACCAATGTGGCAAAACAAATTTGGTATAAAGTCAATAGAGATATTAATAAAAGAATCAGATGATCAAGCTGTAAGAGTTGTAGGTGAAATACCAGTTACTGATACAAGAGATTTTACTAGCATCGTAGATGTTTATCCATTTAAAACAAACAGTGGTGCATTAACATTACCTTTATGGAGATATTGCTGTGTTTTTGATTTTAAGGCAGAAAGACCGTATAAGTCATTAACTGAGCAAGAAATGACTAGAATAAGTGACGATGTACCAAGAATAGCTCAAGCTCAAGAAGTTGTATCAAATAGAGTTGTTTATGGTAATTACTTAAAAGATTATGAGTACCCATTAGATGGAAGCGGTAATAAAGGTATAAACTATTATGTTTCTGAAAAAATAAAAGGAGATTTAGAGTATGATACAATAAACGCTGAAGAAGAAGATTGGGGTAACTTACAGCACAATGAACATGCTCATAGATATTCTTCTGTAAAACAAAGAAGAACATATCAAGTTGGTATAGTTTTATCAGATAGATGGGGTAGAAAGTCTCCTGTTATCCTTTCATCAATAAAAAACAAAGGTAGTATATATGACGCCTCTGATACTATAACAATAGAGAACGATTCTGGTTTAACATCAGAAGCATCTCCAGTAAACTACTCAGTTGGTGGTCCTAGCGGTGGTTTTAGTTGGAGTGCTAATGTTGACGATATCATAGGAAGATGTTTATCTATAACTTTTAATGAGCAGAGAATATTACCAGCGTCACAGTGTTACCATCCAACAGATAATATATTTGGTTGGTATTCTTATAAGATAGTTGTAAAACAAAGTCAACAAGAATACAACAACGTATATGTCTCGCATCCATTAACATTAATAGCTGATGATCCAGCTAGTCCAAGCTACATATCTTTATTTTCAGATAATATAAATAAAGTTCCTAGAAGTATACTAGAACAAGATGCTACTAAAAACTATGTATCTGGCTCTGATATATTGTTATTCCCAAAAGTAGTGCAAACAGCTACAGATAATAGCACGGCATCTAGAATGTCTACATTACCTATGTTAATAGATGTTGTTTCAATAGGTACACAATCTGATTTTGACTATAACAACACTGGAGCTTTAGATAATTTTATATACAAACAAGAAAAAGGTCCTCTTTTAGGTGAAATATTAAACCTAACGGTTTATCAAGGTGTTGGTCACGATACAATAGCACCTATAGTGGATGTTAAGCAAGGATTAACAGTATTTGAAACTGAACCATTTGATTCTAAGTTAGATATTTACTACGAAACATCTACAACTGGTTTAATATCAGATTTGAACTATATACTAGCGGCATTACCTCCTTTGTCTATACCTATAGACGTGCAATGGGATAATGTTAGTGGTAGAGTACATGAGGCCGCTGAGTCATATACTGGTGCTCTAGCTGACCCAGTTGAAGCAACAAAAGGTAATCCATCTAATACTTTAGAGTATGAGTTATTACATTTATATGATTATAATGGTGGACAAAGGGTTGACTACAAGAATGCCATAACATTAAATAGCTCAACAGGTGTTGTTACTATAAAATCAGATGGTCCTGGTTTTTGTTTTAGAAACAATGGTTACGATGAGTACGAAATGGTCGTTAAGGTTTCAGAATATACACCAGCCGGTGAGTTTACTGGGTCGTCAATAGAACCACTAATATTAAAAATAACAAACTCAATACCCACTATATCTCTTTATAGAGATTTATATCCAGCGTCTGGTGCTGAAACCGGCTCAAGCTCAACTGGTTTAATATCTTTTTTTGCTACTGATAATGAACCAGTTATTATACTTAATTCTAACAATGTAAAATATAACTACAACGGTTTATACTCTAACGGAGGTAGAAGAACTAGTGAAAAATATCAATATGTTGAGTTTGAGGTTACGTTCCCAGATGCACCACCAGAGGCTAGAGAATTTTTAGAAGACTCGTTTAAAATACAAGAAATAAATGGTTATTTTAATCTTGTAGCTACCGATGTTTGGGCTAAGACTACTAAAGAACAAAACGACGAGTATGGCGTAAATAAAAGGTATGTTTTAGAAGATTTAATTGACTTAGAAAGAACGGCTTTAATAAAAATCATAGATAATGGTTCTTTAGACGCTTCCGTTTATTTGACTATAAAAGAAAGAAATACACCCGTTAAAATGCCTAGTATTTATAACTGGCCTTTTAGAAGTTCATTCATAACATCAGACAATAAGACACCAACAACGGTTAATCAAGTTAATGATTATTACAACAAAACCACAAATCCATCTCCAAACGTTACTGATTGGAATTATCCTGGAAGCTTGAGTATAAACTCTTCTCCATTCGCTAATTATGAAACAGGTTGGTTAGGTAGAGGATCTAGAGTTGAACAAGCTGACCCAAGTAATCCAAAGGTTGGTAATATACTTTACTCTGATATTAATGGAAATAAACTTTGGACAGAAGATCCTTTACATTGGAATTGGATAGACGGTACAGGTGAAATAAATCAAGTGATTATATATAAGTACACTAATACTAAAAATAGCAGCGGTGAAAACGTAGCTGAGTATAGGTATATGGTTATTGATAAAGTTACATCTGAAGTTACAGCCGTTGGAGTTGAAACAGTTTTCGATGGACAATCAGCTAGCCAAGAATTAGGTTATAGATTAGCATTACAAACGTTTCCACCTTTAATTGATCCAGGTCAAATTTAAAAACAAAAAAAATGCCTTACGAATTAGAAATATCATACTTCAACACATTTATTCTATCCAACTCTAAAACAGAGGTTGATGGTGAAGGAGACCTAACTCAACCAGACGTAATAGATGGCTCTTGGTATGTTGAAGAGTCTAGAATAAAAGGTAGATACAATGGTACTAACGTTGACTATGGCGTTGCTGCTCATGCAACTGACACTGATTATGAGTCAAGATTAGAATTTAATTCATGGATATTCTCTGGTATATATAATCCAAGAACTGGAGTAAACAGAACAAACGAATTTCCAACTGGTGCAGACATCAGGGGTTTTCTTGATCCTAAGTATGGATCTATACAAAAATTATTTGCAGAGGACAATGATCTTTATATTTTTCAAGAATCTAAAATCCTCAGAGCATTAATAGATAAAGACGCATTATATACAGCAGCTGGTGGTCAACTTATTACATCATCCAATAAAGTAATAGGCCCAGTCACACCATATCAAGCAGCAAATGGTATATCTAAAAGACCAGAAACACATGCTTATAATAATGGAAGACAGTATTTTCTTGATGAAGATAGAGGATCTGTTTTAAGGTTAAGTAGAGATGGAATAACAAATATATCTGAGTATGGCGTTGAGTCTTTTATTAGAGATAACGTTAAGAAAGCTAATTTCTTTAGAGGTATGTTTGATGAAAGAAGATCAGAGTATGTACTTTGTATAGGTAATAAAGATGAGGCAAATAATAGTATACAAAATGGTTTAGTTAAAAACGATTTAGGCCAACTATCAAAAGCAAACTACATAACGCTTGGTTTCTATGAACCAGGTAATGGTTGGAGTTCTTTTTACACTTACAAACCTTACTTTGGTTTTAGTTTTCAAAATGAGTTTTACACATACAGTAAATTTGATTTACACAAACATTATAGTAAATTAGTTCCACAGTGTTCTTTCCATGGTAATGAACAAGATCCTGCTTACATAACATTAGTAATGAATGATAGTGTTTCTGTTGTTAAAAATTTCTTAACAGTAGGATATGAAGGAGAGCCTGGTTGGGAGGTTTATAATTTAAATTGCGAAAAATACAGAATAGAAGGATATGACTCTGTTTCTGAATCTGGTTATCCAATACCTAAAAACGGAACAACGTTTATTAATGATTTTGGAGAAGAGGTGCAGTATGGTTTTAACAAGAAAGAAAATGAATATTTTGCTGAAATAAGAAGAAGTAGGAATGATGAGTTCAATGACTTTAGTTACTTTGAAACAAGTGGTTTAAAAGGTCACTACTTAGAGTTAACAATAATGAATTGGCCAAATAACGAACAAATATATTCTTCAGATTATCCTGGATCTATATTTAGTATTTCTAGTGAAATTGTATTATCTTCGCAATAAACACATTGACAATGGATGAAATAGAGTTAATACCAAACAAAGCTGAATTTAGAGTTAAAATAGTAGAGTTTGAAAATTCATGTAAAGAAATAAACGGTTATATTGAAGGAGAAGAGAAAGACAAGTTCAACCCATTAAAACATACGTTTGTTAACGGTTTATACGTTAGAGAAATATTAATGCCAGCTGGACAATTAATAATAACCAAGATACATAAAGTAGAGCATCCATTTTTTATAGTTAAAGGTAAAGTATCTATATTGTCTGAAAATGGAATACAACACATAGAAGCGCCTTATAGCGGTATAACCAAACCAGGAACGAAAAGAATTATGTATACGCATGAAGACACTATACTAATAACTGTACATGCGACAGATAAAAAAACACCAGAAGAGGTCGAAGAAGATGTAATTGCTAAAAACTTCGAAGACCCTGTGATATCATTAGAAGAAATTAATTTATTAAAGCAAACACAATGAGTTTTGTAGCAGGAGCAATATTAATAGGGGCTGGATTAGCAGCAGCGGGAAGCGCGACAACGGCTATACTAGCTGGAACAAATGCTAAAAGAGCAAAAGAACAAGCTGATAAATATGGTCAACAACTAGCTGATCTAGAGGCTAATAGACAAGAATTAACACCAGAGGGCGTTGGTTTAGTTGATTTAAGTGGAACAATAACAAACCCATATGCTAATCTACAGGTAGCAACTGGTGCAGCTGAGTTTCAAGCGACTCAATCAGATATAGCGTTAGCTAATACACTGGACTTACTTAGAGCTACAGGTGCTGGTGCTGGTGGTGCTACTGCGCTTGCTAGAGAAGCTGCTGCCAGTAAACAACAGATAGCCGCAAGTATAGAAGCTCAAGAAGCTGCTAATACTAGATTAAGGGCAGAAGGAGAGCAAAGACAACAACAACTTATATTAGGTGAAAGAGGTAGATATCAACAAGGTTTATTTGCTTTAGCTGGTATGCAGGAGAGTAGAGAACAACAACAGTTACAAAGATTAGCTGGACTGGAGCAAGGTCAAGAATTTTTAGCTCAAACCTATCAACAACAAATGATGGGCGCTATCAGTGGTTTAGCTGGAGATTTAGGTTCTGGTTTAATGGGTTTTGGAGTAGGTGGTGGTTTTGGTACTACAACACCTTAATACAATTATAAAATAAAAGAAATGGCAGAAGAAACACAAGGTATGAACTTTCAACCAACTAACTTTGGTCAAGTACAAGGATATCAATCAGTCAACGCTTATACTAACCCATCTGTTTTCGCTAGTGATTTCACGGTTATACAACAGAACTTATCTCAAGCTGGTCAAGGTATTATTCAATCAGCAATGGCAATACAGGCTGAGAGAATTAAAATAGAAAAAGATCTTAGAGATAGTTACAACGAGTACACTCAAAAAAGACTTATTGAGGCGAATAAAATGATGGGTCAAAAAGTTCAAGAAACAATGAACTTGAATATTGAGTCTTTTGATGATTTTATTAATATGACTGAACAGCAAAAACAAAGAACGCTTTTAAGTGTTGATGAGTTTAACAATGCTAACAAAATAGTAGAAAAATCAATGGCTGAAATTGGTAGTTATCAAATAGACGTAAGAGATACTAGCAAGCCATCAGTTAGACTTATTTCAGAGATGCAAAAAGGTAATGCAGATGCTTTTGAAATGATACCATTTAAAGACGGTAGAATAGGTGCCGATTATAAGTTAAAATTAAGAGATGAAAACGGTAATTTTACCGGAGAAACTGTAACTATAACACAGGATCAATTGATTACACAATTAGGTACTGTTAAGAATATAGAACCAGTTATTAGTGGTTTAAATAAACAAATGTCAGATGTTGCTACAAAAATACAACCAATTATAAATGCATCGGCAACTAGAGGTGTGGCTGATTCAGATGTTCAGGTTAATAGAGAAGTTAAGAATCTTTTTGAAACAACAATAATGCCTGACACAAAAGAAGCTTACTATGCTAATGTCATATCTCCAGGTGAAGATTATCACCCTGAGATAGATCCTAGAACTGGTGAAAAATTTAAAAATCAAAAAGAAAAAGAAGAGTATCATAATTTTCAAGATTCTAAATTTATAAACTATCTTAGAAATCAATTAAAATCTCAAACTTATCAACCAGCTATTGTTGTTCCCACCCAAGAAACAAGCGGTGGTGGTTCTGGTTCTGGATCTAGAACACAGTATAAAAGACTAGATCAACAACTACAAATAGATTTAGTTGAATCAATGAATATAGTAAAAGCCGGAATAAATACACCTTTTATAAATGAAAGATTGTACAAAATACCAGAAAATTTTAACTTCGAGTTTCAAGAAGAAAACATAAACGGTAAAAACATTAGGTTGGTTAGAAATGAAGCTACGCAGTCTCTAATTGGTAAATCAATATTAGATGGAGATAAAAGATTATCTATTAAAGACGCTTACATTAACGAGCAAGGTATTTTAAAGATAAGCTCTGATGTATATGATAATCAAACTGGATCATTAGTGCTTAAGGATCAAGCTAGTAATTTTGATAAAAACAACATAAATAATATACTTGAATATACAGCTGGTGTTAACAATGTTACAACTGGAACTAACTTAACGGCAGACGAATTAATAAAAATGTATATTCCAAAAAAAATATAGTAGATGAACGAAGAATTAAAAGCAATAGTACAGCGAATGATTGATGCTGGTGAAACAGAAGAAAACATTGCAATTGTTATTAAAGAATATACTTCGCGGGGAAAGCAAGAAGGTGCCCAGAGTGTGGCTGCGACTGTGGCACCAGAAAAACCTCAGCAGCCTACTACTTTAGAAAAGCCTTCTCCTTTATTAGATCAACCATTACCAGTTGGCGTAGCAGCACCACAAGAAATTGAAGCTCAACAAGAAAAACAGTATAAGTATGTTGACCAAATAAAACCGTTTTTTGAAGCTGATTCTAAAGATGAAGATGAAGCTATAAAAAGAGCTAGAGAATACGAAGAGGCAAATAGCACTATATTAGAAAACACATTTGGTAAAAACGCCATAACCAATTGGTTTAGCGATATATATAGAGCTGCTTACTCTGGTTACAACACAGGAGATTTATCTGATGCATCTTTACCTATCGCTGTTGGTATTTACGACGAAGAAGATATAGATGAACTAGCTACTGCTTTTGAGAAAAATATGAGTTTAGGCGAGTCAGAAGAAATGGCTAGGTTTAATAAAGAAGTAGATGAAAATGGTTTATTAGATTTTATCACAAAAAACCCAATAGAAACACTAGCCATGGCACCACAAATAATGGCACAAACCGTGGCTCAAATGATTGGTAGCGAATCAGCTTTAGCAACATTTGGTTCAACGGTAGCAGGATTCACAGCCACAGGTGCTGCAACTGGCGCTGCGGCTGGTGGCGTTGGAGCAATACCAGGTGCTATAGCTGGTCTTGCCACTTCTTTACCATGGGCTTATGCTGCTGCTGGCGCTCAATTAGAAGCAACAATGTCTTTCGCTGATTATATACGCGAAGAGATTCAATCTAGGGCATCAAAAGGAGAAGAGATAGCATTAGATAAGGATGGTATATCAAAAGTTCTCTCTGATGACGATTTCATGTATAAAGCAAGAGCTAAAGCAGCTGCTAGAGGTATTATAATAGGCTCTATAGATAGAATAACAGCTGGTGTTGCTGGTGAGGTTGGTACTAAGCTTGGAAAACAA